CTTGAATCGAATTATGCAATCACGGCCCACTTTTTTAATGGCAACGTATGGATCGGCGTAAAGGGCGTGACGCACTGGGCCGAGATCCTTCCGCCGGAATCGAGTGGCGAGTAATGCCAGCACCAACACTCGGCGGCGGTTGGCGGCAGACGCTTCTCGCACTGGAGGAGGACTGGGATTCATATGGCGCTGTGTCTATAGCTGTCACTGCGCTTGAGACACTGGCGGGATTCTCCGTCGTCCCATGCTCGTCGGGCGGTATCCAGTTGGAAGTCCATCGTGACGGCTACGACATTGAGATTGAGATTGACGCAGCGGGGCGCATCGTTAGAGCGGTGGTGGGCCACGAAGCGCCGGAATCGAGCGCGACGCAGGAACGGGAGGGAAGATGAAGCGTTTACCGTGGGGGCATAAGTCGCGACATTGCGTTTTCTGTGGGTTGGTGGGGCCGCGAGTACCTGTGCTGGGGGGCTATGCGCATCGGCGCTGCATTCAAGAACCGATGAAAGATTCCCCAAGGCCACCATTAAAGAGAGCCCCAAAGACCACGGGCAGCGGCTACGCGATTGCGGAGGGAAGATGACCCACGCGACCCTGCTCTCTGACCGGTCCGCCGTGCGCCGCGCCTACGTGGGGGTGACGGCATGAGCGACTGGAAAGTTATCACCCCCGGCCCGAAGCTCGGGCAAGCCCCAATGAAGGGCGGTCGTTTTCTCGTTGAAACGCGATCAGGTATAGAAGTTGCTCAGGTACGCTGTGAGGAACACGCTCGCCTAATTGCCGCTGCCCCAGCGTTACTGGACGCTTTAAGGCAGTACATGGGATTTTGCGGGAATACCTGCTACTCGGTTCCCCGTGAAGTCGCCAAGATGTTGTACGACAATGCCGAAGCTGCTATTAAGGAAGCGGAGGGCGGGGTATGAGAATTTATGCTTATGTGACCACTGAATCAGTCCGCGAAGGACCGGCAAAGCTACCGGGCGCAGAAGTCAACGGGAAGCCCGTCTCAAAACATGGTGATTACTGGGCCTGGACGAGAGGCAAGCGGGCTACGCTGAAGATCATTGCCGATCCGAAGTCGCTCGGCTGGCGATACCGCACCGCTCGGAGAGTTGCGGAACTGTGGGGGTGGACGCGATGACGAAAGCAAATCCCATACCTAAACATCAGTGGACGCATATCGGCGACAAGGTTCTTGTCGTGCGTCAATGCGCTCACGACGTGGGCCGCTACATTTGGTATCGGGCCTGGGTATGAGCGATGAGCGAGAAACGGATGCGTGATTCGATGGACGCGCCAGAGTTTCCCTACGACGACGAGGGGCGCTGCCCTTACTGTGGTGCGGCCTCAGATGAGGACTGCATCCCAGAGAGCCATTGTGATGACCTTGATGATCTTGATGATGTGTAGTTGGGGGAGGAGGAGGGAAGATGAGAGTAGATCCTGCCGCGACATACCGACTGCTGGAAGCCGTCGAGGAACTCTACCGCCAGCACGCCAAACTTCAAGAGATGCGGCGCAATGTGAAGCCTTGTACGGAATTTAGTTCCGGAGATAGAGAAACCGGGGACTACGGAACGCCCGCGTGCGACATCCACAAGGACACCGACGAGATGTGTGAGAACTGTCTTATCAAGGCAGCGCAACTCTCGGCTTTCAAGGTGGCGAAACGGAAGCGCGCTTTGGCACAACGCCGAATCCTGCGATGGGCCGAGCGGCACGTAAAGACACCCTACGAACGTGAGACGTGGCGCAACTCACTGGCGTGCTGGAAAAAGGTGGCTGGCAAATGACCCACGCGACCCTGCTCTCTGACCAGGATGCGAAACAAATGAAAGGACAGAAATGAACATAGACGATCTGACCATCAAGCAGGCCCGCGAACTGGTTGCGATGTTCGCGACAAGCCCAACGATCAACCCCAAACCAGTGCATCCGATGCTCGGCAAACGCTGCCTTGTGCGGACCTACAGCGCCGGAGTGCATATCGGCGATGTGGTGTACGTCGATGGCATGGAATGTAAGCTGGAGAATGCGCTTCGACTGTGGAAGTGGGAAGGTGGCGGCTTGTCGCTGTCGGCGGTCGCAAACAACGGGATTTCTGGCGGCAGGCTGAACAAGACTGGCGAAGTCTACCTGACGAACGTAATTGAGTTCATCCCGACGACCAAGATGGCAGAGGCGACGTATGAGCGATTTATCGAAGATCGTCGCTAGGCATCGCGGCGACGGCTCCGGCTACGGCGACGGCTACGGCGACGGCTACGGCGAAGGCTCCGGCTACGGCGACGGCTCCGGCTACGGCTACGGCGACGGCTCCGGCTACGGCTACGGCGAAGGCTCCGGCTACGGCTACGGCGACGGCTACGGCGACGGCGACGGCTCCGGCGAAGGCTCCGGCTCCGGCTCCGGCTACGGCTACGGCGACGGCTCATGACGCAGGCAATGCTCCAGTCTGACCAGGATGCCGTGCGCCGCGCCTGCGTGGGGGGGGAGGACGATGAACTACGCTGAGTTCCTAGCATCGAAACGTATCTTGTCTGAGCCGTGCGGATTTGAGGTAGCAGAATCAGATATTAACCCGATGCTGTTTCCGTTTCAACGGGATATCTGCCGATGGGCGCTACGCGGCGGCAAGCGGGCCGTCTTTGCGCACACGGGGCTTGGCAAGGGGCCGATCCAGTTGGAGTGGTGCAGGCACGTCTGTCTGCACACGGGTGGCAACACACTCATCCTGGCCCCACTGGCAGTATCGCAGCAGTTCAAACGGGAAGCCGCAAAGTTCCACATCGCGGTGACGCTTTGTCGCGATCAGTCCGACGTGCGGCCCGGGATCAACGTCACAAACTACGAGCGCATGGGGCTGTTCGATCTGCGTTCATTCGCTGGCGTGGCGATGGACGAATCGAGTTGTATCAAGGACTGGACCTCAAAGACAACCAAAGACCTGATAGAACAACTAGCCGAAACGCCGTTCAAGCTCTGCTCCACGGCGACCCCGAGCCCGAACGACCACGCCGAACTGGGAACCCACGCCGAACTATTGGACGTGATGCGGCGCTCCGCCATGCTGGCGATGTTCTTTGAGCACGATGGCGGCGAGACGGCCAAGTGGTCGCTCAAGGGGCATGGACGCCGACCGTTCTGGAAGTTCGTAGCTTCGTGGGCCGTCTGCCTACTCAAGCCATCCGACCTTGGATACGACGACGAAGGATTCAATCTACCGCCCCTGCACCTCCAAGAGCACATCGTGGAAGTAGACCAAAGCATCAGCACGGATGGGATGCTTTTCAGATGCCCGGACATGAGCGCGACGGGCCTCCACAAAGAGATGCGTCTGACTTGCGACGACCGGGCGCGTAAGGTTGCAGAACTTGTACGAGAGAAGCCCGACGAACAGTGGATCATCTGGTGCAACACGAACTACGAAGCCGACGCCATGCGGGCGGCGCTCCCTGAAGTCGTCGAAGTGCGCGGGTCTGATTCGCAGGAAAAGAAAGAGTCCGGAGTAGTCCAATTCTTAGATGGAGACATCCACTGGCTGCTCAGTAAGCCTGAAATCTTCGGCTACGGCTTAAACCTTCAGTGCTGCTGTAATATGGCTTTCGTCGGCCTCTCGTATTCGTTTGAATCTATGTTCCAAGCGATCCGCCGATGTTGGCGCTTCGGGCAGGCGCATCCCGTCAACGCCCATATCATAGTGGCCGAAACAGAGGGCGGCGTACTCTCGACCATCCGGCGCAAGGAAGCGCAGTACGAAGAACTACAGCAAGAGATGAATGTCGCCATGCGCGAGGAGCAGCTTGCCGCGCGGCATAAGGCAACGAGATACGACCACGAAACAGAAATGGAGATTCCGGAATGGCTGATATCGCAAACGGCGTGAAGGTAATAAACCAAGTGATTACGGAAGAGTACGCCATTTACCAGGGCGACTGCGTTGAAGTAATGCGCGGGATGCCCAACGACAGTGTTCATATGAGCGTGTTTTCCCCGCCGTTTGGTTCCTTGTACTCATACACGGACGCGCAGCAGGACATGAGCAATGTCCGCGACTACAAGGAGTTCTTTGCCGGATTCGATTTCATGGTGCGCGAACTTCACCGGATTATGATGCCCGGTCGGCTGGTCGCATTCCACTGCATGCAGATCCCAGCCATGAAGGAGCGCGACGGATACATTGGGCTGAAGGACTTTCGTGGCGATCTGATCCGGGCGTTTGAGAAGTACGATTTCATCCACCATTCCGAGGTGGTGATTTGGAAAGATCCACTGATCGAGGCCACGCGGACCAAGGCGCTCGGGTTGATGCACAAACAACTTGTGAAGGATTCGGCCATCTGCCGAGTCGGAAGCCCCGATTATCTCGTAGTGATGCGCAAGGATGGCGACAATCCCGAGCCAATACCGCATGCCCCTTCGGGCTTCAACCGCTGGATTGGACGGCCCGAAGACGAACCCAAGGCCGAAAAAAAGATCGGTTCGGCAGTGAACAAGTATTCGCACTATGTCTGGCAGCGCTACGCTTCGCCGGTTTGGTTCGACATCAATCCGAGCGACACGCTACAGCGCACCAGCGCTCGCGAAGACGACGATTCCCGGCACATCTGCCCGCTTCAACTGACAGTGATCCGGCGTGCGATTGAACTATGGAGCAACCCCGGAGACATCTTATTTTCGCCGTTTGCCGGGATCGGATCGGAGGGCTATGTGGCACTGGAGGAACGACGTCGGTTTGTAGGGGCCGAATTGAAAGAATCTTACTACAACCAAGCTTGCCGGAATCTTGAAGCCGCGTTGAAATTGCGAGACCAAGGAACGCTCTATGGCGGAGATTGAGGATGAACTCGCCCGCTGCGTCCGCGAACAGGAAGCAGTGAAAGTATACCTGGACAGCGACGGACCAGACAAGGACGGGGCGTGGAAGGGATTGACGGATTGGCTCATGGAAGAGGCGCTGATTCGATTGGGGGCTCTATGACCCCCTCCCAACTCCAGGCCGACCAGAACTCGGTTTGGCGGGCCTGCGTGGGCTCCTGGACGCGCGAGACAAATAACTTAATTCGGTTGGTGGGTTAAGTTGTTAGTTTTCGTGGCACAATAAGTCTTGATACGGACTGGAGGTGATGATGAAAGCAGCGGCATACTGTAGGGTTTCGACTAAAGATCAGGCAGAAAACGGCGTCTCCCTGAAGGACCAAAGGGCCAAGATCGAGGCTATGTGTGTGGTTCGAGGAGACGAGCTTGTAG